GGTAACACCGCATATGGATATACCCAAATCACTGAAGATACTCTCCCCACATCATTAAATAGATACACTAACCACATTGACAGGTACAACGCACGACACAAAGATCTCATCAGTTATCCAGAATGGGTAGTGAACGGTAAGAAATATTTAAGTGAGGGGTTGTCTCACATAGACTTTATTGACATGTTGTCTTATGACCAAGTATGTGCATTAACCATAGTTCATACTCACTCGAAGGATACCGACGACCACAATTGGGTTAAGATACAGGATGCAGATTCTGTTGCGGCTAAGAGCATATATTCTAAAGGACACTTCAGGGGCAAACCCGATGCTGACACGTTAAAACGTATGGAAAACTTCTGGGTGGTTAGAAAAGAAAATGCTCACACTCTACTAAGCGCTATTGGCGCCAAAAGAATTATAAAGACATGCCCATTCACCCAAACAAAAACAATAACAGAAGTTATGTCTAAACTCACCGAGAAATGTATATTCCATAACGGTGAGGAATTATATAATAGTTATGTCTCCATATACCCTTCTGATGAAATATTAGACACAACTGGACTATTCAATACTAATTATAAAAAGTATATCGAAGGTCTTTCTAATAAGAAACTCCTTCCTGGTAGTGCATATAGAGGATTCAGACATGAAATACCAAGTCATGACGTTCTGGATTACTATTTTTATAGATCTGGTGATGTTAAGTCTGAAGCATTAACTATGTTGAAGAGTGAATTGTCTGGGTCAACATCATCTATAAGTTATAACTATGATGAGGTATATAATTCAATAGATTCTTGGCCAAATTCCGTTCATATATATGTGATGGATTGGTTTAAAATTAGCACCACAGACAAAACATATTTAATTCCGTCTAGCACTCCAGATACTGGATGGACTGCTGGATTTTTTATTGACTCTCCATTACTCAACCCGAATGGTCATGTTGTGATGGGTTTGTCAACTGGTTCTGCGAGGAATCAATTAATCACGTTATTCCACGAAGCAGGTGGTCATGGTACGCACCGTCCTGGAAATAACTGGGGTGGAGATTTTTCATCTGCGTCAGGTGATTCTTCTATCTTATCTAATGAACAGACATCGAATTTGCGGGATAGTTTCAAGAACTATGATGCAGACCGTGTTGTGGATCTTAATAAAATAGCAAATCAGATGACGCCTGTAATAGCATCATATCAAAACAATAGACAGGCATGGCTTAACTCAATTAATGTATATGGTGAACTCCATACAATAACAAAGGGGTTGGCAGCAGAGGTAGCAAAATATAAAGCTGAGTACGAACGTCTTAAAATACTCCATGGATCCCTTAAACATAGGTATTTTGAAGAACTACCTTTAATAAACCTCCAAAATTTGGAATCATATAAGTCGGACAAGATTGAAGAGGAGTTTTTATCCAGAATATATTCGATAATGGCAACAAATAAGTGTGTAACGTTTGTTGATGACATCTGGCCCGTAATAACACAAAGCATACCAAGACTAAATATGGATCTAGAAACAGCTAAAAAGATTGATATAATTATGAGAGATGAAATGAAACTGAACCAAAGGACTTATAATATATAAATAAGTATATATAATTAGGGAATAGTTATGGCAAAAGTAACCACAAGGGTAGAGTTAGTAGAACACGCAATGCGTGCGTTGGGCGCACCTGTAATAGAAATAAACGTAGATGAAGATCAGGTAGAGGATAGAATTGATGACGCCCTCCAGTATTATCAAGAGTATCATGCTGACGCTGTTGTACGAATCTATTTAAAGCATAAATTAACTGCGGACGATATAACAAATAGTTATGTCACAATTCCTGATGGAATTACATCCATTGTGAGGTTATTAAATATAGGTAGTGGTTCAGTAGAATCGTTATTTAATGTAAATTATCATATGAGGTTATCTGATATGATGTCGATGAACACAGGTTCTCTCGGCTTCCAAATGTACGAACAACGAATGAATCATTTAGCGTTGCTTGATAATAGGTTAAATTCAACCGAGTTACTACGATTTAATAGACACATGAATAGACTTCATATTGACGAAGGGTTTGGTGACTTGAAAGTTGACGAATATATAATAGTAGAAGCATATACAATTGTAGATCCAACGACATATACTGATGTATATAATGACATGTTCCTTAAAAAATATGTCACTGCATTGATTAAACGTCAATGGGGACAGAACATGATTAAGTTTGATGGGTTCCAACTTCCAGGCGGAATTACCATGAATGGACGTCAAATTTATGAGGATGCAGTAGAGGAAATAAATAAATTAGAAGAAGAAATGCAATTGGCATGGATGCTTCCAGATAATTTCATGATGGGATAAAGAATGGCCACGAACGTTTACTTTAATGGTGCTGTAAAATCTGAACAAGATTTGTATGAGGATTTAGTAATAGAGTCCTTACAGATGTTTGGTCAGGATGTTATCTACATACCACGTAAAATGATATCCCATGATGATATATTAAACGAAGAATTCTCTAAGTTTGATTCATCATACCATATTGAAATGTGGATATCTAATGTTGATGGATACGAAGGTGATGGAAATCTCCTTGGTAAGTTTGGTCTAGAAATTCGAGACCAAGCAACGTTTATTGTCGCTAAGCGTCGTTGGGAAAGGCAAGTAGGATCTCATACAGAATTAAATGCTCCTGCTGAAGGGGATCTAATATATCTTACGATGGCGAACACATTGTTTGAAATACGATATGTTGAACCCAAAACTCCATTCTACCAATTAGAAAATTTACCAATCTACCAATTACAAGCTGAATTATTTGAATATGGTAATGAAGAATTTGATACTGGCATAAAAGTAATTGATGACATCGAAACATGGAACGCCACTCAATATCATTACTTCTTAAATTCTGGTTCTGGAACATTTACTGTTGGCGAAACAGTAAGACAATGGACTGGTGAGAACGATCCTGATGGAAACGCTATTAATGTCGAGGGTGAAGTATCTAATTGGGAATCTCTTGAAGCTTCTGGTACTGGTAACTTATCTATTGTTTCTCATGTAACCACGGACGGTAAGTTCCAACAATTCTATGTGTCTACCAATTCAAGTAAACAGGTGGTTGGAACAGAATCCACAGCAACATATTATGTGAACAATACTGAAGTGGCAGGTAGATCTAATTTCAATAACGAAGATAATGATATATTTGAAACTGAAGCGGCCGATATCATAGATTTCACGGAAGAAAATCCGTTCGGGATTCCGTAAATCATGTTTAATTTATACTTAAAAATACACAACTATCACTTTGATAATTGTAAGGAGATCCATAATGTTCGGTGATCATTTCTACAATTCAAGTACAAGAAGAATGGTATCCGTATTCGGATCCTTATTCAATAATTTATCAGTTGTTAAAACAGATTCTGCTGGAAAGGTTCTTAGTAAATCTAAAGTACCCCTTGCGTACGGCCCAAGACAAAAGACTCTTGCAAGGTTATATGAAAAGAATAGAGATCCTGTAATAGCAATTAAACTTCCTCGAATATCGTTTGAGATCACTGACTTTACCTATGACGGTGCTGCACGTATTAATAAAAATAAGAAGTTTATTAAGGTTGACGCGACAAATAAGACATCGGTCAAATCACTAGGAACTCCATCAGTATATAAAGTGGGGTTTGAATTAAACATTATGTCTAAGACTCAAGACGAAGCATTACAACTTCTTGAACAGATCCTTCCAGTATTCCAACCAGAATATACGGTTACGATTAAAGATATACCAGATTTAGATTTAACATCAGACACCCCAATCATTCTTACTGGGGTGACACCCAATGATGATTACGAAGGTGATATACCTTCACGCAGAACTATTATATATACTCTTACATTCGAAACAAGAATTAGGTATTATGTGGGAATACAAGACAAGAAAGTTATTAATAAGACAGAAGTATATTACAAAGACAATGATTCTTTACAGAACATAGAAAAACAAGCAATAGATACTACTATATCTGGAGCGACAGAACCTCCATACACTGAGACGATAGACTTTTTTAACGAACCTTAAACAATTATGTTCACAACAATAGCATTTATATTAGGTTTCATTGCGGGTTGGTGGGTCAACGAAAAGGTTGAAGACTTATCCGAGAAACTTAATCCAATGAATTGGTTTAAAAAGTAAACCTTAAATTATTATGAGTGAGAACCATTTAGACAAAGATTACGAACATATTCGTAAACAACTATACGAACTTAGTACGCAAGGCGAAGAAGCAATTGAACTTATGCTTGATGTCGCACGAGAATCGGAACACCCGAGGGCTTTTGAAGTTCTTGGACAACTCATCAAACAAAATGCAGAGATTGCAGAGAAGTTGATGAAAT